GCGGGTAAGAAAGGCTTTAAGTATGATACGAAGACTGGGCAACGCGATTTCGGATTTAATAAAGGCGGTGGTGTCTGCCGTGGGCAAGGTCGTGTCTCGCGTAAAAGAGAGTTTAAAATCTATTAATGGTTAAAAAGCTTTCAGAAAATTCTAGGTTTGCACAGTTTGATCTAGATGATGATGGAATCGTGACAGATGAAGAAATCTCTCACGCAAAGGATATGCTTGAGCTAGAGCTTCGTGAAGAAAAAGCTGACGCACAAAAGCGCATGGCTTGGGTGGCTGTGATTAGCATGGTTAGTTTTGCTTTGTTGCCATTGGTGCCAATGATACCAGAAAGCAGGTTGCAGTTTTTAGCAAGTTTGAGTGATATGTTGTTTTTAAGCCAAGCATCTATCGTGGGATTCTATTTTGGCGCACAGGCGTATATGGCGAAGAAGTAATGTACCAAGCGATAGTTATTGCTTGCATGATGGCGGATCCAACTATCTGCGTGACATTTGAAGGGCAACAATGGTTTGATTTGGAAAGACGATGCAAGTCTCGCGCTTTAAATATGGCTGGAGATGTGCATGTATATTACAAAGGTTACAAGCCTGTCTCTTGGAATTGCAGGTTTCTACCTAGTGGGGTTCTAACAAAGTGAAGGGTGCAGCACGATGTACGAATACAAAATCAAAGAAGTAATTAAGGTGGTTGATGGAGATACCATTGACATACTTATAGATCTTGGCTTTGACCTCACTAAAAAAGAACGTGTTAGATTGGCTGGTATTGATACACCAGAATGCAGAACCAAAGATTTAGAAGAAAAAGAACTTGGTCTTGAGGCCAAGGAGTTTTTAAAGCGCCGTCTTTCAGACTGTGAAAAACTATGGGTGGCTACCGAAAAAGATGGAAAATATGGGCGCATGCTTGGAACTATCTGGTGCGGTGTAACGAATATCAATGAAGAAATGGTCAGTCGTGGCTATGCTTGGGAGTATGACGGCGGTAAAAAAGAAAAGAACCTAGATGATCTTAAAACCATTAGGGGTATTATATAACATATGTTTGGTATTCATCACATGACTGAAGTGGCCTATGTTCTTGTTATAACAATGTGGGGCCACACTGGCGCAGGGTGGCAATACATTGGTAATCAAATAGTGTTGCAGGAGGCAATGACCGAAGAGCAATGCGTTTATATTATTGATGAGAAGATGTGGAAAGCGTCATATGAAAACAAACATTATAGATTGATGGCACATTGCTTCCCAGAAGATTGTGCGGGGAAATCAAATTGTGAGTGAAGAAAAGAAAAAACCTGTTGAAGTTAATGTGGGTCAAAATAGTTTTGAGCTAGTGCTTCGTATCTTGGGTAATGAGTTTGTAGCCATTAAAATTGGTTCAACCAACTTTAGCGGCAAGCTAATAGCTGGCGGTGTTTTGCTTTTATTCTTCACGTTTATGTTGATGGAAATTTTTGGGTTGTCAGGAATGATGGGTGTTGAGTAGTGGCAACCAAGTTAAATGAGAACACTGAATTATCAATGCCTATACGCAATCTTATGGCGATGGTTGTGGGGGCGGCTATAGGAACATGGGCATACTTTGGTATTATTGAACGCTTAAACGCGATTGAAAATAAATTTATCTTGATGGAGGCTGATCTAGGTCAAAACACAGAGTTTCGTATCAAATGGCCTCGCGGCGATATGGGCAGTCTGCCAGCGGATAGCGAACAGTATATGTTGATTGAGCATCTAGCAGAGCAGCTTTCTAAGCTACAAGAACAGATTGATGAAGGTCGCGCACCGCATGACCAGCAACAAAAGCTGACATTAGATTTTTATGAAAAGAGAATTACAAACATAGAAACGCAAATAGAGAAAATTAGAAATGGACGCAACAGTAATTAAAACTATGACATTGATTTTGTACATGGGCGGAGATATTTCAGAACATACGGCCTATGAGAAGATATCTAAATGTTTAAAAGCCAAGCGCACTATAGAACGTAACTTATATAAAAAGACTACATCCGTTAGATATTCATGCGAGAACAAAACGGTTGAGGTTTCAAAAAATGCAGATGGCACAAATTACATTGTGAGGATAATAGAATGATACAGGCTCTCTTAGGACCACTAGGAAACCTTGCTTCGACATGGCTTGAGGGTAAGGTTGAAACCAAGAAAGCTGAAGCTGGTGCGAAAGTCGCTAAAGCCAAGGCCGAAGCTGTCATTATGGAGAAGAAAGCCACGGGAGAGATCGACTGGGATCTTAAAATGGCTGACGCATCTGCAAATAGCTGGAAAGACGAGTGGCTTACAATTTTGTTTTCTGTCCCATTAATCTTGGCATTCTGTGGAGAATGGGGTAGACAGATAGTAACGGATGGGTTCACGGCGTTGAACGCTATGCCGGAGTATTACAGATATACGCTTGGAATAATCGTAAGCGCAAGCTTTGGAACACGAGCGGCAACAAAGTTTTTTGGTAAGAAATAATGGACGCAATTACACTTGCGGAGTATTTATTAAAGAACATACGTCAAGATAAGGCTGATTACACACAGCGTCTTGCGGATGGTGCGATAGAGGATCATTCCGACTATCGGTTCATGGTGGGGCAAATACGCGGCTTG